TATGGCAATTGGAAACTGCGCGGCTTCGTCGGTTGGAATGCGGCGCAGACCTTCGACGGCCAGTACAACCCGAGCGGCACGTTCTACGCGCTGCTGATGGCGTCCGCCATGCCTTACTGGATCGTTGCCAATGGTCGCCGCATCGTGATGGTGGCGAAGACCGGCACCTACTACGAGATGTTGCATCTGGGCCTGTTCCTGCCCTATGCCACGCCGGGGCAGTACCCGTACCCGCTGCTGGTCGGCGGCACGTACAACAGTTCGACGCGCTGGAGCAATTCCTACACCTACCGCAACCACCTGCCCAAGTCGCAGGGCTACTCGGGCGCGTACTACGCGCCGACCGGCGTCTGGACCGGGGTGTCGGCGATGTGGCCGAACAGTTGGGGCAGCAACACGCGCGAATGCCCGGACGGCTCCTACCCGCTGCTGCCCTTCATCCTGGCCGGTCTGGGGGAGATGGAAGGGTGCTACTGCGTTCCCGGCTACGCCAATGCGGTGGAGAACATCATCAGCGTCGGCGGCGTCGATCATCTGGTGGTGCAGGACGTGTTCCGCACCGGCTACAGCGACTACTGGGCCCTAAAACTTGCGTAATGCGGCTCGCGTGAGGTAAGCAATGGCATTTCAATCCGGCATCACCACCTCGGCGAACGATCTCCTCGACAAGATCCGGCTCTTCGCCGCCGGCTCCTGCGGCTACACGCAGTTGATGTATCAGGCCGACGCCGGCTACTACCGCCTGCACCTGCAGCACGCCGCCACCGGCCAGTACGTCCATCTGCATTCCTACGCGAGCTACGTCGCCTGGTACGGTTCGACCAGTTTCAACAGCGGGCTGGCCTACGGCTCGCAGACCGTCGCATCGGGTTCGTACTCTCTGACCCAGTTGTCGGGCAGCGCCGAGTACTTCCTCTTCGGCGGCGACGGCTGGTGCTACTGCGTCGTGCAGACGGCCAGCACCACCTACGCGCCGATCATCTTCGGCGCGATCACCAAGACCTGCACCTTCACCGGTGGAGCCTTCCTGTCGGATACCTACAGCACCTACGTGCGGGCAGACATCGACGGCAACACCAACAAGTGGAAGGTGGGCACCTCGGGCGTGGATGCCGTGCGCGCCTTCTACAGCGCGACGACACGGCAGCTCGACAGCTACTCGCCCATCGCCTTCAACGGGGTGACGCCCCTGTATCCCTGCACGGTCGAAGTCGGCCGCCCGACGCCCAGCTACTTCTACTCGATGATGGGCTACGCACCCGGCGTGCGCCTGCTGAGGATGAACGGACAGTACGTCAACAAGGACATCGTCACGCTGGGCGGCAACGACTGGATGGTCTTCAGCATGAGCTACGGCGGTTACGCCTTCCTGAAATGACCACCTACGCTGGAGCCATCCTGCCGTCCGGGCTGCCGTCCGATCCCGCCTATGGCGCGGCGTACAAGTTCCTGCCGGCACCCCTGATGCTGCCGTACCCGAGTGCCCTGGCCGGCAACCCTCCGACAGCGGGCCTGCTTACCAACAACCTGCCGGTCGCCGAGATCGTGTCGACCTTCGCGGGAAACATGGTGCGTCAGTTCGAGCAGGACTGGTATCACCACGTCCATTTGCTGCCGGCCAAGATCGCACTGGGCAACCTGCTGTCGACGCAGATCCGCCAGGTCGAGGTGTGGAACGCCCACTTCGCCCCCATGACCTTGTCGGCGGTTGTCGGCCAGAACGACGGCGGCATCACGCTGGCCGCCCCGGCCAACCCGCCGACGACCTACGGGATGCTGGAGTCGCGTCTGCACAACGTTTCGGTGAGTCTCGACGGGCCGCCGGTGATCGAGGCGAGTTTCACGTTCCAGTTTCCCGACGAGGCGCCCACGCTGTCGATCTCCGGTCGACGCGTCGTGGTGTTCGGCCTCAAGCCCAACTGGGCGGACGGCTGGCTGGAACGTCTGATGTGGGCGACCGACGTGCTGACCGCCCGCGACGGCACCGAGCAGCGCGTCAGTCTGCGCGCCAAACCGCGCCGCTTGCTGGAATTCTCGATCCTGGTCGGGCGCGACGATGCGGCGCTGGTGGACGTTCTTCTGTCGGCCTGGCAGTCGCGCGTCTATGCCTTGCCCATCTGGCCCGACAAGGCGTTCCTCTCGGCCGCGATCACTGCCGGCAGCACGGTGATTCCGATCACGACCACGAACCTCGAGTACGAGGCCGACGGTCTGCTCGTGATCGGCAGCGACAGCCGCAACACCGAGGCGGCCGAAGTGCTCTCGGTGGCAAGCAATGCCGTGACTCTGAAGCAGCCACTCCTGTCGAACTGGCCGGCCGGATCGTTCGTCGTGCCTGCGCGCACGGCAAGGCTGCGCGTGACCCAGACGGTATCAAGGGTGACCGACGCCATCGCGACAGCACGCCTCGTCTTCGACATTGCCGGCACCACCGCGATCACGAAGCAGGAATCGTCGACCACCTTCAACTCGACCGCAGTCTGGACGACGCGGCCGAACCGTGCGCGCGATGTCGAGACGGATTACCGGCGACTGGCCGAGGTGCTCGATTTCGACACCGGCATCACGGCGGTGGATGACCATGCCGCGCGGCCGTTCGTGCGCCGCGCCTTCGATTACATCTTCAAGAACCGCAGCGAAATCGCCGCCTTCCGGGGCTGGTTGGCCGCGCGGGCGGGACGGCTGACGGCATTCTGGCATCCGACCTGGGAAGCCTCCATCGTTCCGACCAAGAAAATCCTGTCCAACCAGACGGTGATGACCGTGGCCTCGCGTGGCTACGCCCTGTACTTCAACCCGATGCCGGGACGCACCGAGGCGGCCTTCCTGCACAAGAACGGCACCTGGTATTTCCGCACCATCCAGGGGTTCGGCGCGGGCACCACCGGCGACGAGGAGGTGATGACGATCAATCAGTCCTTCGGCTTCGATGCCAATCCCGAGGATTGGATCGCCATCTACTTCCTGGAAAAGACCCGGCTCGATGCCGATCAGATCGAACTCAACTGGCAGACCGACAGTGTCGTGGAGGCCTCGGTGCCGATGCTCTCCGTGAAAGCCTGACCGGACACCCTCATGGCTTACAACACGCAGGAAACATCGGCGGCCGCCGGCCAGCCGGTGGAACTCTATCGCTTCGTCCTCGGCCAGCAGGTGTGGACGGTGACGAGCGGCCGCGAGGCGATCGCCTATCAGGTCGAGAGCTACCAGCCGGCGGTGATCCGCCGCTCGGCCGTCGAGCAGTCGCCGGAATTCGCCCGCAATGGAATCGACCTCGAGTGCGCGCGGGACTTTGCCGTCGCGCAACTCTTCGCGGCGGCGCGTCCCAACGGCGTGGTGTCGCTGACGGTGTTTCGCAACCACCTCGGTGACTCGGAGTACATCACCTGGTGGAAGGGGCGCGTCGCCTCCGTCGTGTTTGCCGGCAGCACCGCCAAGATTCGCTGCGAATCGATCTTCACAGCATTGAAACGGCCGGGGCTCCGCGCCCACTACCAGACCGGCTGCCGCCACGCGCTGTTCGATCCGGGCTGTGGGGTGAACAACCAGGCGTACAAGCTCGCCGGCACGGTGGCGTCCTTCTCCGGGCTGAATGTGACCTCGAGCACCTTCCTCGCGCAGGCATCGGGCTGGCTGACCGGGGGCTACCTGCGTGTAGCCGGGGTGCCGCGCATGATCACCAACCATTCGGGCGACACCATCACGCTCTCGGCCGTGCTGCCGGGGCTGGCTGTGGGCGTGGCGTTCGAGGCCTTCGCCGGCTGCGACCGTACGTTCGCCACCTGCCAGTCCAAGTTTGGCAACAGTCTCAATTTCGGCGGTTTCCCCTGGATTCCCGCCAAGAACCCCTTCGCCGGGGATTCCATCGTCTGAGGGCACACCATGTGGGTACAGATCGCGATCTGGGTCATCACCACGGTCATCGGCATGCTGCTTGCGCCGAAGCCGCCAAAACCGGCAGCCCCCACGCCGGGGAATCTCGATGTGCCGGTGGCGGAATCCGGCAAACCCATTCCGGTGCTGTTCGGCACCCGGGTCATCCGCCAGGCCAACGTGGTCTGGTACGGCGACGTCAAGACCACCGAGATTCGCCAGTCGTCCGGTAGTGGAGGCAAGAAATGATTGTGACGCACGACGACGCCAAGGCATTCGGCTACTGCAATGCCGGCCTGCGCAAGTGGTTCCCGCGTGATGGCGTGACCTTCGACGACTTCCGGCAGCACGGCGTCACGGCCGAGTGGCTGCGCGCGACGGGCGATGCGATGGCGGCTCGGCTGGCCGATGAGGTTGAACAGATGCGCGAACAGCAGCGGCAATCGCAGGAGAGCGCGTAAATGGGCGGCGGCGGAAAAGGAGGCGGCTCGTCAACCTACGTCGTTGGCCACCGCTATTACGCCGGCCTGCATCTGGCGATCTGCCACGGGCCGGTGGACGCGGTGACGCGCATCATCGTCGGCGAACGCACGGCCTGGAGCGGCAGCGTCACGTCCTCGCAGACCCTCTACGTCAATGCCCCGGAACTGTTCGGCGGGGATTCGCGCGAAGGCGGCGTTCAGGGCTACGTCGAAATCAAGATGGGTGGCGCGGCGGAAACGGTATCGGGCTACCTGCAGCAGAAGCTGGGTAGCGTCATTCCAGCTTTTCGAGGGGTGGTGTCGATCATCGCCCAGCAGTGTCTGCTGTCGGCGATGAATCCCTATATCAAGCCCTGGAGCATCGAGGCGCGACGTATTCCGGCACCGGCGGCACTGGGAAGCGGTTACATCAACGGCGACGCCAATCCAGCGCACATCATCTACGAGTGCCTGAACAATGCCACGTGGGGCTTGGGCTACGCGGCAAGCGAGATCGATGCGAGCAGTTTCCAGACCGCCGCGAATACGCTGGCCTCGGAGCAGTACGGACTGTCCCTGCTCTGGGAACGCGAGCAGCCGCTGGAGGAATTCATCGCCGAGATACTTCGTCACATCGATGGCACGCTCTATGTCCATCCGCGCACCGGGAAATTCGTCTTTAAACTGGCTCGGGCCGACTACAACGTCGCCAGCCTCCTGGCGCTCGATGCCTCGAACATTCTGGAACTGGAAAGCTTCTCGCGGCCCTCGGAATCGGAACTCGTCAATCAGATCACCGTTCGTTACCGTGATCGTTCCACCGACAAGGATGCCGCGATCACGGTGCACGACTTGGCCGCGTTGGAACTGGCGGGTGGCGTGGTGTCCTCGGCCACGGTCGACTATCCCGGCATCAGCAATGGCAGCCTGGCATCGCGGGTGGCGCTGGGCGATCTCAAGCAGTTGTCGGTGCCGCTGGCCAAGGCGACGCTGATCGCCAATCGGCAGGCGTCGAACCTCAACATCGGCGACGTGTTCAAGTTCACCTGGCCGGAACTGGGCGTGGCCCAGCTGGTGATGCGTGTCGTGCGCGTGTCGTATGGCACGCTGACCGACGGCCGGGTGCGGATCGAATGTGTCGAAGACATCTTCGGCCTGCCGTCCGCCTCCTACGTGTCCCCGACGCCGACCTCGTGGGTGTCGCCGCTGACTTCGCCGGCTCAAGTGCCGTATCGCCGGCTGGGTGAAGCGCCGTGGTGGACGGTGGTCAAGCGGGTAGTCGGCGAATCGGCGACCGCACAGAACGAGCTCGATCCCCAAGGCGGGCTGCTGGTGGCCTGTGCGAGTCGCCCCTCCGGCGATTCGCTCAACGTCAAGCTGCTGACGCGCCAGGGCAGCGCCGCGTTTGCCGAAGTGGACACGATGGGCTTTACCCCGAATGCGACGGTGACCAATGCCATCGACGAGCAGACGACCGTGCTCGCCATCGGCAACGGCCAGGATCTGGACGTCGTGAAACTCGACACCTACGCCTACCTTGACACCGAGATCGTGGCGGTGAAGGCAATCAATCTCGTGGCCGGCACGGTCACGGTGGAGCGCGGCGTGCTCGACACGGTGCCGGTGCCGCATCTGGCCTCGGCGCGCATCTGGTTCGCCGATACCCTGGAGGCGCTGATCACGGAGCAATACCTCTCCGGCGAGTCGTTGCAGGTCAAGATGCTGCCAGCGACCGGTCTCGGACGACTGGCCGAATCGGCCGCGACCGCCGACAGCTATTCCTTTGCGGGCCGGATGATCCGGCCTTATCCGCCGGGGAATGTCCGGGTGAACAACGTGATGTGGCCGACCGCGATTCTCGGCCAGATGGCGCTCACCTGGGCTCACCGCGACCGGATGCAGCAGAGCGTGTATCTGGTGACGCAGGCCGAGGGCAACATCGGCCCGGAGGCCGGTGTGACCTACACGGTGCGCTTCTACAACGAGAACAACGCCCTCCAGAAAACCCTGACGGGGCTCACCACGACCGCATGGACCTACCTCACCGCCGACGAGGCGACGGATAGCGGACTGGGTCGCATCAACGGCAAGTTCAAGGTCGAGATCGAGTCGGTACGCGCCGGCTACACCAGTTGGCAGAAGCAGACCCGAAGCGTCGACCGCGCGGGGTACGGCCTGAACTATGGCAAATACTACGGAGGCATTTGATGGCAAGCACTGATCCGAATCTCGGACTTACCTACGGCTGGACGCTCGGCGAGTCGGGCTGGAATGTCAGCATGGACGCGAATCTGAAGCGGCTCGGCGCGGTGGTCGGGCTCTCGGTCAAGGATCGGGATCTGGCCACACCACCGGCCAGTCCGGTCGACGGCGACCGCTACCTCATCCCGGTTGCCGCCACCGGCGTCTGGGCCGGCAAGGCCAACCAGATTGCCGTCCGCGTGGCGAGCACCTGGGAGTACTACACGCCCAAGGTCGGATGGCTCTGCTTCATCGAGGACGAGGCCATGCTCTCGGCCTACAAGACGACAGGCTGGAGCGCCGGCATCGCCATCTGACACGGTTTCACCAACCCCGCGAATCCGCCCACGAGGCGGGTTTCGCATTTCTGGAGGACGAAAACATGGATCCCACCCAAACCGAGCGGCGGAAGATGGTCAGCATTCCGCAGGAAGAGTTCGAAGCAATGCTGGAGCGCGCCGCCGAGCGTGGTGCCCGGCACGCGCTGGCCGACGTCGGCCTCGACGGGCCGGAGGCTGCGCACGACATCCGCGAACTGCGCGGCCTGCTCGACGCCTTCAACGAGGCCAAGAAAACCGCCGGCCTGACCATCGTAAAGATGCTGGTCACGGGCCTCGTGATGGCGCTGCTGGCCGGTGCGTTCCTGAAACTGAAACTGTTCGGAGGTGCGCAATGATCGAGACTCTGCTCGGCGGCCTCCTCGGAGGTGCCTTCCGACTCGCACCGGAAATCCTCAAGTGGCTCGACCGCAAGGGTGAGCGCAGCCACGAACTGGCGATGCAGGACAAGGCGCTGGAGTTCGAGAAGCTGCGTGGCGCACAGCGGATGTCCGAGATCGGTGCCGCCGCCGATGCCGCGTGGAACTCAGGGGCCATCGATGTCTTGCGTGAGGCAGTAGCGGCGCAGGGGCAGCGTTCTGGCTTGCGTTGGGCCGATGCGTTGTCGATCAGCGTGCGGCCAGTGATCACCTACTGGTTCATGGCGCTGTACTGCGCGGCCAAGACTGCGGCGTTTGTGGCGGCCGTGACCGCCGGCGCAGGCTGGGGGACGGCGATCCTGCACGCCTGGACGGAGGCTGACCAGGCGCTGTGGGCCGGGGTGCTGAATTTCTGGTTCCTGGGACGCGTGTTCGACCGGGTGCGGCCGTGATCGAGGTTCCGAAGGCGGCCATCGACCTTGCCAAGCGCTTCGAAGGATTTGAGCGTAAGGCGAAGCGTGGCATTGAAATCACTGCCGTTCCCTATGTGTGTCCAGCTGGATTCTGGACGATTGGCTACGGCCATCTCTGCGATCCGAAGCACCCGCCGATGACCGAACCGGAAGCCGAGGTCTATCTGGCGCGCGATCTACAGACGGCGCTGGCGGCAACGCTGCGCTACTGCCCGGTGCTGGCCACCGAGCCGGAGGGGCGGCTCGCCGCCATCGTGGACTTTACGTTCAACCTCGGGGCAGGGCGATTGCAGACGTCGACCCTACGGAGGCGAGTTAACCAGAGGGACTGGCAGCAGGCGGTCAGTGAATTACGCCGATGGATATACGGTGGCGGTCGGCCACTGCCTGGTTTGATCACTCGGCGAAGCCACGAAGCCGCCCTGCTGTTGTCGCCCTGATGGTTATGTATCGGATGCATTGAAGTTCATATACAATGCGTACCGTGCATTTTGTGGACCTCTGCGCGTGGCGATCACCAGCATTTCACAGCTCATCAAAACTGCCCGTGATGGGCGCAGTCAGGCTGATTTCGCCCAGGAGTTGGGCGTTTCGCAGTCAATGCTTTGCCGGTACGAAAAGGGCGGTGCAAATCCCAAGGCTGAAGTGATCGAGCACTGTATGCGTCTCGTGCATTGGGGCGACCAGGAACGGGAACCATCGATTGACGAGCTGGCAAACAAGGTGCGCACCCAACTCGGGCGAGCCGATCAGGCACCTTTGCGGGTGGCATTGTCCAAGCTGATAGATGGGTTGGCTGCCGGATAGACATGGCTCGCGATATGAGCCACAACATCAACTAGGATGGAGGGTGAAATGACGACCCAATCACGCATCGAATGGACAGAG